TGTCCTAATAGCTGGAATATGGAGGGAGGATCTGAACGGCAAAGACATCAACCCTCACTGCTGGTAGTGCTTGAGACCATGATGCAAATTCGACCAACATCATATATTCGAGGGGGCGATCATCGAATAATGGAATGCCAAGAATGCTTTGATCGTTACAACGTAGAAATTCCTCACCACTTAGGCAAGAAGGATATCAAAACAGACGGCAGATAGGAGCTAGATTATTGCAGTCATGCGGCGGTTCAATCCTGAGATTGAATTGCTCAATGACTCCAACAATTGGAGTTAAGAAAAGTCATAGAAGGGAATTTAAAAATGTTAAAGCCAAATTGCATATGCCTAGAATGCCAAAAAGAAAACAGCCGAACAAGAGCCGAAAGAGCCATAACAAAAGTTAACGGGAACACATACCGAACCCGCTACCCAATGTTAAACACTTGGGACTCAAAAGAATTTGTTAACTCAATGGGTCAAATGAATCCGCACCATAAAAAAATAAATAATTAAAATTATGGAAGTTTTAATACTGGCGCCCCTAGTTTTAGGGGCGCTTATACACCTAACTCACGAGGCGATAACAGGAGGATTAACAATGGCAGTTTGTGGAGATTGCGACCAGCTGGAAAGCTACTGTAAATGCGATGAAATGTACATGGCTCAATGCCCAACGTGTGATGACTTATATAACACTCAACTAGGCTGCGAACCATGCGACGAGAGAGCTAACTGGACTGACAATCAGGCAGTAGCGGAACATAACTTTGAACAAGCACAGGAGGAAAATTAAATGGATGAGAAAATAGAAAAAATAATAGCTGACTTGGAAAGTATTAAGGGAGAACTCGCAAGCACTCTCGATCACAATTACAGGGGTGAGCGAAGAAGCGCAATCAAGAATTTAGACGGGGCGATTTCAGATTTACGTTGGGTTGAAGTATCAAAGCAAGTCAGGGAGTGGACCAGAACTAGTTAACTCATCCCTTCGGGTTAACTACCAGAGGAGCCTTCGGGCTCCTCTTTTTTTTGCAATTCACTCATCAAAAAATAACGCCTAGCGCCTTTGTCCTTCCAAGTCACAATCACTACGCCAGTCTTGCCAGTCTGGACCGCTGCCTTCTCAGACTGACTGACTCCACGCTCTAACCACATAGGCATTTTTTTAATAAAGCTTTTAACCTCAACCGCCAGTGACAATTTGCCCAGACCATCACACAAAGGGCAAATACCAGTCCGAGTTTCTACATCAGCTATTTCCTTACCAGTTGACGGGTTACGCCACGCCTCGGCCCGCATGACGCGATTTAGGATGTCTCTGACCGTTCTCTCTAAAGATAAACCTCGGCTCCGATTGTTTTTACCACGCTTACTGGCCTCATCACCACTGAATACCTCAAGCAATGTCTTACCCATATAAAGTCACAATCTGATTAAGTCGCCTGTCCATAATCGTGTACTCGGTTACGTCCTGATGCTCCGACAAGATATCTATGACTCTTATTAAAGAATCAGAGTCCAAATACTTAGGGTCCCAAGCAGTCAGGATGTCACCCATACCGCAGAAACCTACTAACAAACTCAATGCCTCAGACAACGCCTTCTTATCCTCATCCATACCGCCTCCTTCTCAATCCCATTTCTGTTGCTAACTTAACTTCTCTCCCTATAAAATCATGGCACTCTCGGCACACACAGATGATATTAGAAGGGTCAAGAATTGAGCCTCCCTGTGACCTAGCTAACACCTCGTGCAAGTCTACGCTTTTCCCTGTACATACATCAGGTACTCTCGCCTCACACATTGGCTTTTCCTGTAGTAATCGGGACACTAATTTTCTCCGCTCCCTATAGAGTTGCGTCATCTTCTTAGAGCGTGGCTTTAAGCGTGAGCGTTTCATTCCTCACCGTCCGTATACCAGAACTCAATCTGTGTGCCATCTGTGGTGTCGGAGCCGCATGTGACGCAGTACATAGCTTCTGCCTCCCGCTTTTCTCTCCGTATCGCAGAATTTCTTTCTTCAAAGTAGAGCCAAAACGATTGATTATTATCGGAGTTCATTCCTATGCCACCCTTATAGTAATAATCCTGCTCTCCACCCTTTGGTGAGAAGTAACCATGATCTTCTGCAAGCTGCTGAGTACCACCCCAACTGCTATAAAACAAATCCAAATTCACCCAGTCCACGCCATCAATCTCAAGTATTTTTCGCTTCACTCCCTCAATTCCTAAGCGACGCTTGTGATAGTTGTTGATAATTGTGTCTACCTTTTTCCCTGCTTTCTTTCGCCGTAGGTTGTCAGCAGGGCTAAACTCAGGGCGCTTCATTTCTTTTTCCTTTTTGCCCAGACATGATTAGCAGTAGCAGGTCTAAGCCCTGACGGGCCAGCTACTCTCCGATTGTCTAAGTCTATCCTGTCGTACACCTCAACCTCGCTGCAACGGGCGCACTCACGCCTCGTCTTACCAATTGTTTCTATGTCGCTACTAGCAGGGTAAACCCAGTAGTGTTGGTGACTCATACAGCTTCCCCTTTAGTGGGGCATTGCTTATGAGCAACGACATCCCAGTCTATGTGATCCTCAAGCGTCAACGACTGATCACACTTGCTACAAATAGCAATCGCTGTCGTCTCCGTAAACACAATCACTCCATCTTCCTTCTCGAAATACTCAATTACCTCATTCATCTTTTTCTCCCTCATCAGCCCAGTCATACCCCCCCTAAAGGGGGGTATGGTATGACTTGTGACTGGTTATGACCGTTCATACTGTGACTCATATGTGACTGGCTAAAAGTGTGATTCATCGTCAAGCCCAGCGCCCCTGTATTTAAGTCTCCACAACCGCTCTGTACTGCCATGGGCATCGGCGGGTGTTGAGTCTATATATAAATCAGGGTGCATCTTAATCTCGTTATGAATCTGCGTCTTGCTAGTCCCCTTCCGTATCTCCTCCTTCTTCATGATGCTTAGAATCTGACTAACTGCCATTGAGTAGGGGTAGCCGTCTCTCCCGCATCGCTGTAACACCGCCTCAATAGCGTCTCTGACGGAGATTTTATCGTTGCGGGTCTCTTTTACATCCTCAGAATAATTCGACGCTGAGACCTGCTCATAGGTAGCGCCTATCATCCTGTGATTCTCAGCATTATCGAACCGTACATCGAACGCTAACCGAGAGCGCAGTGGTCCGTGATTAGCTTTAGTATGGGTCAGGTACAGCAGGGATTCTTCCGAATCAAGCTCCTGCTTTTTCTCTATGAGCCACAGATTACGAGCTGCATTACGCGCATAGACTGAACCATACGGCTTGGACTTAAGCTGTAGGTTATTACTCGACGCTGATTCAGCGCTGAGATGATGTATTACTATTACTGGAACGCCTAAAGATTTACAGGAATTCATAGCGTCAATAATGAGAGACGGGTCAGATGGATCACCACCTGCTGCCATCCCCATTGAGTCTATGCAAACCAGTTCGATATCGTTGTCAGCTACCTCGGCCTGTATCCGCTCAATTACTTGGCGTATCGGCCTGTCTGGATTCCTATATAGGATTCCGTTATCGGGGTAATCAAGGTTGTTACCGTCAATCAACGCTCGTAAGCGCTCACTGTGATTATCTGCTGTGTCCTCCCAATCATAGTAGGCACAGCGTCCCTTCCTAGCAGGGGTGACCCCTAATAAGGGCTCCCCAGTACAAATTGAGAGCATCATGGCTAGTGAGAAGAGCGATTTACCTGCACTCCCATCGCCATACAGGATAGATATACCATCCTGACTGACCATAGGCTCCAGCATAAACGCGGCCTTGTCATAGTCTATTGAGTGAGCTCCCAAATCTATTAGCGCTTCACCTCCGTTGCGCCATTCATGCACCGACTGAAAAGCAATAATCTTTAGTCGGCTCAACCATTCATCAGCTGACACAATGGACTCAGCGCCCAGTGATTTAGCTTGGGTTTTTCTAGTAGACGGGCTACTTAAATTTATCTTCCCGAAATCCAACATCGTACCGTCGTGGGTGTACGTTGCTTCAACTATCAGACCTTCTCTACGGTCCTCAAACTTCTGAAACTTGACGGCTATACCATCTTCCCACTTGTACGCATGAAGGTCAGGGAGAAACCTTGTCTTCATCTTCATCAAATTCATCCCCAATGTGCAATTCTTGAGTAGGAAGCGATTCAGACGGGCTCTGATCCTCCGTCACAGGTACAGAAATTAACTTCCCATACTGCACTTCGGACCCATCTGAATACACTCCCGTCTCGTAGAAACAACTATGACTGCTCCCCAGTCCAAAATCATAGCTGGTACCACCATTTTCAATATCGACCCACGCCCCACACTCGCATCTGCTAGCCAGTGACGCTGGTCTTTTCCTAAAGGCAAGAGCGTCCATAATAGACCAGTAATGTCTAGTCCCTGTGACGCTGCATACCTCAGGCTTATTAATATCTATAGAGCCGTGGCACTTGACGCACTTCTGCGGGCCTAGCCCTGTCCTAGTAGGCTGCTCCATCCTAACCTGCCAACTCTCTGGCATGAGAGCTTAACACCCAGTTGCTACACTTGCTGCCATCCTGCAACTTCTGAATACAGAAATACGCATTCTCGTCCAAGCCTCGGTTAGTCAACTGCCATGAAAACTCTCCGTTAATATCAGTCTCGAACATGTTAGCCGCGTACTGAGCATTCTTAGGATTCATACACCCAGTATCACACTGGACTCTCGGCTTGCCGTCAGGCCACTTGCCGCTCACCTTGAACCCTACACCCTGAGTTTCCATAGGAGTGCCGTCATTGTAGACAGGAGTGGATGTTTCAGTGTCCTCAAACGGCTCAGCTATTTGAAGGTGGTCTTTTTCCCTCTGTACTACTTCAGCCTCCTGAGACTCGAATGCGGCCTCGTATGCCTCCTCAAACGCCTTCACGCGCTCCATTACAGTCTCAGGGTTGTCCATAAGACTCACTACTACAGCTGAAAAGGGTAGCTTTTTAGTACCGAATTGGATCGTACCGCCCTTAATAATGCCGCCTAGTTTAGTTGCTTCCTCGACCAAGTGGCCGCCTTGTTCTTCGTTAGTCATCGTTATTGGTTCCTTCTGTGTGCGCTATAAGAAATTTTAATTCTAGTTCATGTAATCTAATCTTGTATTTCTGTGCCTCGACTCTCCCTTCAAAGACCGCAACTAGCTCAGCTGCATCCGTCATAAATTTCTCGTAACCCTGATAAGGCTGCGAGTAATCTACCTTACGTCGGAACTCTTTGTCCCGCTCCGCTTGATTAGGTCCTTTAATTTCAAACTCATCTGAAATCTTCAGCATTTCTTGTCTGTACTTGTGAACGTCAGACCTACTGGAACGTAACGCTTCACGCGCCGTCTCGTAGTCCTCAATGGCAGTGATTAGACCCTGCCGATACTCAGCAAAGTACTCTACTGTCGTCATCGTCATTATTCATCTTCCTTTATCGGGCGAAAATCGGACCTACCTCGGTCCCATAAATCTGCCTCACTATATATTTCTTGTGGTACGCTAGCATCAGTTGGTTCTGATTCTTTATCAGTCCCCTTCTGTGCTATGGGGTCTGCCCCACCCTTCGGGGCGGCCCCAATTATCATCTCCATTTGATTCTCTGAGATTTGAACGCCATACCCGAATGTCTCTGCCGTGGTTAACAGCTCGTCTTGACATTGTGTACTTGTTTGTTTTAATAATCCAATTAAGTTTGGCTGCTCTTGTAAAAATTGGGCCAAGCGCACGAGGTTCTCGTGGCGTGTCTCCGAATTCTTCAAGGACTCCCCATATTTCATCAGCTGTGATCTCTTCCCGTTGCTGTGCTACTTGTTTTATTACATTAAGAGCTCGGTCTGCCCAGTCTCGGTCAGTTCCACGCTCTACCTTCTCTATACCTGCTCTACGCGCTGCTAGTGCCTCTTCAAACGTGTGCTGTCTCATGGTTTGACTGCTTCCCGAAGAATTCTAAGAGATTTTGTCCAACAAAAAATCTATATCCTCGTACTCCACCCGCCGCAGTTTGCCCTATAAGTCCGTACTCTCTTACCCACTTAGTCAGGGTAGGCTGCGAGACCTTAAACATCTCACATACCTCGTCCATTGAATAAATGGTATTTGGTTCTATCTGTACTGCCATTCTGTGTCCTCCTATTTCTGTGACTACAGCAAAAATTCTACCGTATTAACCTTTAATCTGCAAGCCTTCAAGATGTAGTAGAGGGGCTAAGGTATACGTTGACTCCCCCCTACTACACTTTCTATTCTACTCGGCCTCCTTGTCTGCTAGTTCTTTGGCGAGCGTGGCATAAATACGCTGCTGCTCATTCGCGTCCCATGTGTTGCCAGACTTAGCATATTCTTCTTCTGATTCATCATGAAACTTTTTCAATGCTCCAAAGTTAATTGACATAATTAATTCGATAGCTGCGTTCCCAATTTGCCGTTGCGACTTTGTAGTCCGCTTATGCAAATCCTCAAGCCTTTTGTTGACACTGTGGTATCCCCACACGGGGTCTAACTTATTCAGTTGAGCTAGCGTTACCTCAATCTGATCAAGTACCTCCCCATACAAATCTCTCGTCAACAGAAAATTCATGAGCAAAGACTTATCATCTCTATCACCACCTGCCGACATCAACGCATCTACAACTGCATCATCGCTGTACTGTTCGTTGGGTGGTTGTGGGAACTTTAAGTCACTACTCCCTCCTACCATCTCATCTCTCTTCGTCATCTTCCATCCTCCTTCGGTGCTACTCACCCATTGTCCCACGCCAGTTAGCAGAAGTCAACAGTTGCTACGATAGGTTTGAGTAGGTTCAGGTACTTGACAACAGTAATCAGCATGTGTTATACTGGTAGCGTAGCACAACGAAGGGACGTGCAACATGAATGCCACAATAGAAGGCATCGAGGTAACTCAGGGATTGTTTGAATCGGCACAAGGAATGTTAGATGTCTGGACCGTCACGATAGAGACGACGGACTTTAGTCATCATCATTCGTTTACCGACAAAAAAGAAGCTGACGCAAGTGTTAAGAGCCATTGGCAAATACCACATTGCAATCACATAAAGTACTGCAAACTGCATAGCAGCTAACGTACTACAATAAAAAAGAAATACCGCTGTTCATCTGGAAATGCAGCGGTATTTTTTTGTTCTATTTTGCCTTAGATTTTTTTGCGGCTGGCTTGGCCTTTGGTGGATACACGGCTGGTACACCTGTCGCGCTTAATTGCTTACCGTTCTTTTTAATGGTTGGCATTTTATTTCTCCCTCTTCATAAAGCGGCCTGTCTTTGGGTCGCGCTTTAATGTTACTAGACTAGCACTGTCATCGCCGACGAGCTTCTGAGCTACGCCTGACTTGAGCACACTAGCAGCCGCACTAATAAACACCGTGGCTATAAGTGCCATAGCATCCATGTCCACATTCGCCAGCGACATACCAGCAGTCACCCCAATCGCAGACTGCACACCCGTACTGATGGCACGTTCCCCGATGTCTCGATATTCCTCAGATATTTGCATTAGTCATTCTCCATATCATCTACCTTGCCTTGAAGGTCATCTATTACATTGTTTAATATACTTTGCCCAGCATCAATTAAGTCATTTGCTTTCTTCTGCTGCTCATCTACATCGTCTACTTCCTCTTCACTATTATCTAGGAAGTCTAGGGGATTGTTCAACCCCTTCGCTCTCTGTAGATACGGATTGTCTGTCACTGTGCAACCCCAGTGTAAATGGGGACCAGTGCTTTGACCTGTGCTACCTATGTGTCCTAGTAAGTCACCTTCGTTCACGGGTTGAGAGCGCGAGACGCTTGGTGTTGCAACCATGTGAGCGTACAAAGTGTAAGCAAGAAGACTGTCGTCGCTATCGCTATGACGAAGAATGACGCAGTTCCCAAAAACTTTAGCGAACCCAGCCCTCCAGCCTTCGTCTTCCACGGTAAAAACATCTTGCACTATTCCTTCCATTGGAACTGTAATTGGTGTGCCCTCTGGAGCAGCCAGATCTAGGCCCGAATGCCCCTTACCGCCCGATAATTCTTTTCGCACAACGCCATAGAAACTTGATATAGTCCCTGACACGGGATGCCCGCTGTACTCTAGGCCGTCTAACTCTCCCCTGAATCTTAATCTTGCCATTCAAATCCTCCATTAACCATCCTACTAATAACGTTAACGCGACTGCGGCCATTAGAATATCTAACAACGCTCACCGTTAACTCTTTAATGTCTTAGTCCCACCGTCATACACGACAGCGTGACCGTTTTCTATGAGCGCATCATTCAAACTGACGCCATCACAAATTACCTCGCCAAGTATTCTTCCGTACTTCCCCTTCCCATGACTGATTAAGATTATCTCCTCAGCCTCAGATACCATCTGCTTAGTAAACGCTTTTGCTAACAATCCTTTGGCTTTAACCTCCAAGTTTCTTGTCCTGCTCTCCCATGTATCGAGACCGTATAGCCTGACTCTTTGCTTTGCGACCCAAATTTCAAAGCCTAAGTCCACATTTACATCTATGGTGTCGCCATCGACGATCCTGTCTAGAGTTACCTTATACTCATACATCAGTCATCCTTCTTCCTTACATCGATTTCGTTACTGAACGCCTCAAACAACTTACCCAATCCCATCGATACAGGTAGCGAAAGCACCGCAAGGGCCGTTAATAATCCTTCAATTTGGTCGAGAGTTTCTGGATTTCCTGTAGCAGACCAGATAATCCTAGCCCCTAGAGCCAGCCAAACCATGACTACGGGGACAAAAATTATGCCCACCAATAGCTGAACGCCTGTAATGGTAGTACCACCACTGGTTTTCTTAGGCTCGTCATCCGTCATGACAACTCCAAGCGTCCCACCCTAATATTTCCCAGACCTCATACGCCGCCTGTGCGTTGTCTACTGGTCTAAACAAGTGGTACTTCTTAGCCAGCTGAGGCCAGTACCCTGTGTTTATTTGGAACAACCCAACCGAAATACCAGTCCCAATCCCTATGTCACCTATGGCATCTATCCTGCCAGAGCTTTCACACATCATTAGATCATACAGCTTCACAGCATAAAAGTCGTCGTAATACCACATGTCTAACTCTTCTATGTAATACATATTGGCAGTGATGTAACTGCGCCAAGAAGTCTGAGCAAGTACATCCATCAGCTCCCATTTAGACAGGAAGATTAAATCGTTCTCAGCTGCATCGGTAGATAAAGCAATGTCTTTAACCGTCCTTGCACCTACACCCTCGCTGAGCGGCGTTACAGGGGCTATTACGGGCGGAGTATAGACCTGCACGACAGGTACGGGAGGTACAGCATAGCTAATATATAGTTGATTAGATAGAGCGGTAGGCGCAAGAAGTACAACTGTGAGAGCTAATCCTATGGCTATTGCTAGTCTCATAGACTATTACCATTTAGCCCTGTTCGCCCAATATGCTGCTGACATCTTACCTTTGGCAATGTTCTTACCATGCCGAGCCTTAAACGAACGCGAACGTGCTGTGTTTTTTCGGTCCCCAGTTACCCCCTGTTGACCAAAGCGAATCGTCTTCACTTTCCCTCCTACCTTAGCCACCACTACATGAGACTTAGTTTTGTGCTTGGGGGTGCGCTTTGGTCTGTTGTACCCTGACACACCTACTTTTGCCAGTCGTGAATCTTTAGCCATAGGACAACTTTCTATTTAACGGAGACAGGCGCTTCCGTATTTCCTGTGGCATTAAGCACTTGAATCTTGGTTGTGTTCGCGATTATGAAGCTCGGAGCGTCAATCCCTGTGCCGTCACCTATCTTACTAGAGCTAATCGTCAGCGTCCCCGCCTTAATATGGTCTAGGTCTATGCCACTTCCATACGCAGACACGTTAGATATGGTTAATGTACGGCATTGAGATGCAGCCGTAGCAGTGTGTATGAGTATCTTATCGAAGGAACCACTGGTAACAGCAGGAACTTTAACCGCCCCACGGGTGCTGGTGACTGTAATATCAAGCACCGCTGCGTTAAGTGTAGGCCCTACGGAGATACCGTCTGCCACATTATTAAGAATATTTAGCGTAAATATCTCTGAGTTGGCT